CAACATGGGTGCTAGGAAATGTCAAATAACATAAAACAGACAATAAAGCGTGAGTATTTAAATTGTGTACAAAATCCTGTACACTTTATGAAAAAATACTGCCGTATTCAACACCCTACAAAAGGAAAAATCAAATTTGATTTATATGACTTCCAAGAAAATATGCTCACCGATTTTAAAGATAATCAGTATAATATAATTCTAAAATCCCGTCAATTAGGTATATCAACACTCTCAGCAGGTTATTCTTTATGGTTAATGTTATTTCATCAAGATAAAAATATTCTTGTCATAGCTAAAGATAAAGATACTGCAAAAAATCTCGTTACAAAAGTTCGTGTTATGTATGAAAATCTCCCTTCATGGTTAAAAACACAGATAAGTGAAGATAATAAATTATCATTAAGATTTATGAATGGCTCACAGATAAAAGCTGTAGCTGCTACTGCTGAAGCAGGTCGTTCAGAAGCACTATCTTTATTGATTCTTGATGAGGCTGCTTTTATTGACCACATTGATACGATATGGGCTGCAGCTCAACAAACATTAGCTACTGGTGGTAATTGTATAGCATTATCTACACCTAACGGTGTCGGTAATTGGTTTCACAGAACTTGGATAAACGCAGAAGATAGTTCTAATCAATTTAATACTATAAGATTGCATTGGACAAATCATCCAGAAAGAAATGATGAATGGAGAAAAGAACAAGATAAAGCATTAGGACCTACATTAGCTGCACAAGAATGTGATGCTGACTTTCTTACATCAGGACAATCTGTCGTTGACCCACAAGTGTTACAATGGTATAGAGAAACAATGATTAAAGAGCCGATTGAAAAAACTGGATTTGACAGAAATTTATGGGTATGGAAACAACCAGATTATTCAAAAGATTATATCGTTGTAGCTGATGTTGCTCGTGGTGACGGACAAGATTATTCTGCTTGTCAAGTATTTGATGTAGAAGAAATTGAACAAGTAGCTGAATATAAAGGTCAATTATCAACAACTGATTATGGTCATTTTTTGATAGATATTGCAACAAAATATAACGACGCACTACTTATAGTAGAGAATAACAATATTGGTTGGGCTACTTTACAGACTATTATCGATAGAGGATATAAAAATTTATTCTATCAATCAAAAGATTTAAAATATATTGATGTTGAACATCAAATGCAAAATAAATACAGAGCAGAAGATAGAAACATGGTAGCCGGATTTTCGACTACTATGAAAACAAGACCTCTTGTTGTAGCAAAAATGGAAGAATATACAAGAGAAAAAATGGTTAAATTGCATTCATCAAGATTAATTGACGAGTTATTTGTATTTATATACAAATCCGGTATGGTAAATACAAAAGCAGAAGCAATGGATGGGTATAATGATGATTTGGTAATGTCTTATGCTTTAGGATTATGGATAAGAGATACTGCTTTAAGATTAAGAAAAGATAAAGATGATTTACAGAGAGCAATGATGGGTTCGTTGTTAAAAAATAACGGTGATTTCAATACAAAACCAGATACAGGATTTTTTACTGGGGGTGCTCTAGGTGATGAAAAGAATCCATTTGAAATGACAGTTGGTAAAGATAAAGAAGATTTAACATGGTTATTAGGATAAAATAGGAAATAAATATGGCAGAAAATGAAAACATATTACAAAGATTGGGAAATTTATTTCAATCTAACATTATCATTAGAAAAAAAGATGATGGTAAATTAGTTGTTAAGGATGTAGATTTTGGACAATCTGCTTTAGTCTCTAATTTTGTAGATAGATATACAAAAATTATGGGAGGTGGTACTTTTGGTTCTAAATACGCCGCTCGTCAAAATCGTTCTAATTATGATGTTCAGCGTCGTGAGTTGTTTCAAGACTATGAACTAATGGATTCAGACCCTATTATATCATCTGCACTTGACATTTATTGTGATGAATCAACAGTAGATAATATTGAAAACGAAATTTTAACAATAAAATCTGAAAACAATAAAGTAGTAGAAATATTACATAATTTGTTTTATGATGTTATGAATATAGAATTTAATCTCTGGTCTTGGATTAGAAATCTAACTAAATATGGTGATTTTTATTTACAGCTTGATATTTTAGACAAATACGGTATAGTAAATGTAAAACCGTTATCTCCTTATGAAATGGTTAGATTAGAAGACCACGACCCTGAAAATCCAACAAAAGTTGAATTTGAATTACAAGGTATGGATAGTAAATTTTCATCAAGAGCAGGTGAAAAGATTTTATTGCAAAATTACGAAGTAGCTCATTTTAGATTAATGTCAGATTCTAATTTTTTACCTTATGGTAAATCTATGATGGAAGGTGCTCGTAAAGTTTGGAAACAATTAACTCTTATGGAAGATGCTATGATGATTCATAGAATTATGAGAGCTCCAGAGAAAAGAGTATTTAAAGTAGATATTGGAAATATACCACCAAACGAAGTAGATAACTTCATGCAAAGAATTATTAATAAAATGAAAAAAATTCCTGTCATTGACCAAAAAACAGGTGAGTATAATTTAAGATATAATGTTGAATCAACGACAGAAGATTATTACTTACCGGTTCGTGGCGGAGATAGTGGTACAAATATAGAAACATTACCTGGATTGTCAAATGATAACGCTATAGAAGATATTGAATATTTAAGAAACAAAATGATGGCTGCTTTAAAAATACCAAAAGCATTTTTAGGGTATGATGAAAGTATTGGGAGTAAAGCAACTTTAGCTGCTGAAGATGTTAGATTTTCAAGAACAATAGAACGATTACAAAAAATAGTTGTTTCAGAATTATCTAAAATTGCTATAGTTCATTTATATACACAAGGATTTGACGATAGTGATTTGATAGATTTTGATTTAGAATTACAAAATCCTTCAATGATACACATGCAAGAAAAAATTGAATTAATGACACAAAAAACTGAATTAGCCAATACTATATTAGAAAATAAAATATTATCAAGGGAGTGGATATATGATAATTTATTTGAATTTAGTAATACAGAGAAAAAAGAAGTATTTGACCAAATGGTTGAAGACCAAAAACAAAAGTTTAGATTTGAACAAATTGAAACTGAAGGTAATGACCCAGTTGAATCAGGAGCATCAGCAGAGGATATGGAAGAACAAAGTGGCGAATGGGGTGGTGATAGACGAAGTGGAACTGCTGAAAAAGAATATGGTAATGAGTATGATGCTGATGATTTAAAAGATGCTACAAAGTATGAAAGAGAACGATACGGAAAACGAGAGTTTAAACACAAAAGTCCATTACACCCAGGAAAGGGTTCAACTTTAGTTAAATCTGAAATGTTAAAAAGAATTAAACAACAATTTAATAAAGATATTAATAAAATGAGTATTTTAAATGAGGAAGCTATAATTGATGAAAAAGAAATTTAATTATTTTATATATAAATCTATATTTATATGTGAACCTTATTACATATTTTTGAACATGGAGAGCTTATAATGAGAAAATCCAAGCACTCTAAGATAAAGAATACTGGTCTTTTATATGAGATTTTGATAAGACAAGTAACAGCTGATATCTTGGATAATAAAAACAAAAATCTTGCTTTAGCCATCATTAAAGAACGATTTGATGAAAAAACAGAGCTAGGTAAAGAATTATTGTTATATAATGCGTTAATTAATACAAAATTTAAGACAGACCGAAAGGCTGATTTTTTTATTTCAGAGGTAATCAACGCGCACCAAAAAATAAATAAGACTCAATTAAAGCGTCAAAAATATAATGTAATAAAAGAAATAAAATCAAAGTTTGATTTTAATAAATTATTTTCTTCAAAAATTAAAAATTATAAAACACACGCATCTATTTATCGTATATTTGAATATAATGAACAAATGGCACCAGAAGAAAAAACTGAAACATATTTTAATTTAATAGAAAACTTAACAAAAAAAGAATCTATAAATATTAATATTTTATCTGAAAAAAATAAAAATCAAGACAAAGAATTAAGAGCGTTGTCTTATAAAATTTTATTAGAAAAATTTAATTCAAAATATTTTAAATTAAATATGCAACAAAAATCTTTATTAAAAGAATATATTAATAATGTTTCTAATTCTAATAATTTAAAAAAATACATTAGTGATTTAATACCTAAT